CAAAACAATTTAGGGAGGGTTGGGAACCAGTGAGAGCTGAAGATCATCCTGAACTACATGTGATGTCTGACATTGGATCGAGGTTTGAAGGTAATGTTCATGTTGGTGGTTTGCTCTTGTGTAAAGCTCCTAAAGAAAAAATGGAGTCAAGAACAAAGTACTTCCAGGGTGTTGCCGCCTCTCAGATGGATTCCGTCGATAATAACTTCTTGCGAGAAAATGATCCTCGTATGCCTCTGAATAAACCGGAGCGCAGCACGAGAACCACTTTTGGAAAAAGCTAACTCTCTATAGCAGGGGATTAGCTTTATAAGTTAGGAGGTCTAACATGGCTACTTCTGCTACCCCTACAGGTGCGGAACCCGTTGGAACCTTGAGTGCTAGTGGCTCTTTTACCGGAAAGATTAGACACATCAAGATTGCAAGCGGCTATGGAACCGCCATTTTTTATGGCGATTTCGTTAAGCTGGTAAGTTCTGGAACCTTAGAAAAAGCTGCCGTAACAACTTCTGTTGTTGCAGGCACAGTTGGAATCTTTGTAGGCTGCGCTTACACAGATCCAAGCACAAACCAGAAGACATTTAATCAACAGTTCCCTGCATCAACTGCTGCAGACGATATAGTTGGTTATGTTGTCGATGATCCAAAATTGTTGTTCCAAATGCAGGGTGACGAGGCAATCGCTCAAACTGGATTAGGCAATAACGTATCTGCAGTTAATACTGCTGGATCAACCTCAATCGGTCGAAGCAAGAACGCCCTAGATGGCGGATCTATTGCTACGACTAATACATTACCACTTCGTATTGTGGACTTTGTAGATGGCCCAAGCAGCACTGTAGGCGATGCCTTCACTGACTGTATTGTGACTTATCTGCCTTTGAGCCACGCATACGAAACCAAGCTCGGCGTTTAGGAGGTATAAGCAATGGCAATTTCTAGAGCTCAAATGCTTAAAGAACTCCTCCCAGGACTTAATGCCCTGTTTGGTTTGGAGTATGAAAAATATGAAGACGAGCATGAGCTTCTGTATGAAACAGAGAGCTCAGATCGAAGCTTCGAGGAAGAGGTCAAACTGTCAGGATTTGCAGCAGCGCCAGTTAAGGCGGAAGGTGCAGCCATCAGTTATGACTCTGCTCAAGAGTCTTTTACTGCTAGATACAATCACGAGACAATCGGGATGGGCTTTAGTATTACGGAAGAGGCTATGGAAGATAATCTTTACGATAGCCTTTCTGCTAGATACACA